CTGTTTTCCGGCAGCGGAGATATCGTCGTTTGGATCAACTCTCCCGGTGGGGATTGCGTGGCGGCTTCACAGATTTACACCATGCTCATGGACTACACAGGCAATGTTACCGTGAAAATCGACGGTCTTGCGGCGAGCGCGGCTTCGGTAATCGCAATGGCGGGAACCGAGGTGCTTATGGCTCCAACGTCGCTGCTGATGATTCACAATCCGATGTCAATCGCAATCGGCGATACCGAGGAAATGCAGAAAGCTATCGCCATGCTGGACGAAGTCAAGGAAAGCATCATCAACGCTTATGAAATCAAGACCGGGCAGTCGAGAGCGAAAATATCGCATCTCATGGACGGTGAAACCTGGATGAACGCCAACAAGGCAATCGAGCTGGGTTTCGTGGATGGTATCTTGGAAGACTCCAAGCGCGGTCATACCGAAAATGTGGTCTTTGCATTCAGCCGCAGGGCGGTTACCAATTCCCTTATGAACAAGCTCATATCTAAACCCGCTCCTAAGCAGGAGCAAAAGAAGCAGGATGCGCCTGTTGGCGTTTCCGTCGATGCGGCTATGCAGAAACTGCAGGCCCGTAAATACATTTAACGGAGGTATTTGATTATGAAAAAGGTACTTGAAATGCGTGAAAAACGCGCAAAGGCATGGGATGCTGCAAAGGCGTTCCTTGACACCCGTGCCAAGGATGGCATCCTCTCCGCAGAGGATAATGCCACCTACGACAAGATGCTGGCGGATGTGGACTCGATGGCACGTCAGATCGCCCTTGAGGAGGACCGCGTGGCAAGAGACGCCGCTATGGCGCAGCCCACCAGCTCTCCTATTACAGCAAAACCCAACGCACAGGATGGAAAACCCGTCCACTTCAGAGCAACCGCCGAATACCGCGAGGACTTTCTGAACCTCGTGCGCGGCAAACGCCCCGTTCACAACGTCATGGAGGAAGGCACCCCTTCTACCGGCGGTTATCTTGTTCCGATTGAGTTCGATGGAAATCTTGTCCGGGCGCTTGAGCGTGAGAACGTGATTCGCTCCATTTCTAAGGTGATCACCACGGCGGCACCGCACAGGATTAATGTCGCATTAACGGATGTATCCGCCGACTGGGTGGCTGAATCAGGTGTATTTACCCCCAGCACACCTACCTTCAATCAGCTTTCCCTTGATGCCTACACTCTTCGTGCGGCAGCGCTGGTTTCGGAGGAACTGCTTCAGGACTCAATGTTTGATCTTGAGGCCTACCTTGTCGATAATTTCGCCCGTGCTTTTGCGGCGAAGGAGGAGCAAGCTTTCTGTGTCGGTGTAGGCACTACTCAACCCACGGGCATCTTCACCGCGAGCGGCGGCGATGTCGGCGTGACAACGGCAGCGCCCGGAGCAATTACAGCGGATGAACTCATTGAGCTGACCTATTCTCTGAAGGAAGGCTACAAGAAAAATGCTGTATTCCTCCTGGCCAGCAACACTCTCGCTGGGATTCGCAAGCTGAAAGACGGCAACGGCGTGTATATGTGGCAGCCGTCGCTGCAGGCTGATCAGCCCGACCGTCTGCTCGGCTTCCCGGTGTATGTCTCTCAGTATGCGCCAGCCATCGCAGCAAACGCATACACCATTGCATTCGGTGATTTCCAGAATTACTGGATTGCCGACCGAAGCGGCAGAACCGTGCGTCGTGCGGATGAATTGCATATCGCCAACCTGCAGACCGGCTTCTACGCTTTCCAGCGTGTGGACGGAAAGACCGTGCTGCCTGAAGGCATCAAGCTGCTCAAGCAGCATGCTTAAGGAGGATTGACTTATGAGCTACAATTCAAAGAACTACACCGAACAAGGCGGCGAGAAAACCGTCATCGGCGGCACATTGGAAATTGCGGAGGGAGCCTCGGTAACGGGGCTTTCCGCCGACCCTCTTCTCGTGGCAACCGAGGAGACCCTCGGTGGTGTAAAAGCCGCTACTGCTGGTGAGAGCGATACCGTCGAAGTTAAAATTGGCGAAGACGGTAAGCTATATGTACCGACCTATCCTGCTGATGCTACGGAGTCGGTCTCCGGGCTTGTGAAAACGGCTGCGAATCAAGCCGACAGCATAGCCGAGGACACGGCTACGCTTGTAACGGACTTTAATGCCCTGCTCGCCAAGCTAAAAGCGGCGGGTTTGATGGTCTCGGACGAAATATAAACTCAAGGAGGCGGATGGCATGACAACAGATAATCTTCTACCCAAAGTAAAAGCAAACCTAATCCTTGGGCATGACGCAGACGACGGCCTTCTGCTGCATTACATCAAAGCCGCCGTCTCCTATGCGGAGAGTTACCAGCATGTCACTGAGGGTTATTACACCGAAAACACTATGCCACCCACCACCGAGCAGGCAGTAATCATGCTGTCGGGCCATTTTTTTGAATCCAGAGATGGCTCGACGGCTGGTTTCTTCGCCGATAGCGTTCAGGCAGGCCAGCAGGTTTGGAACACGGTGAACCTACTTCTACGGCTTGACCGGGATTGGAAGGTGTGACATGAGCTTTGGAAAAATGAACACCTTTATAGACATTATTGAAAAACGCATTACCAAGGACAACGATAGCTTTTCTACCGAAACAGATGAAATCGTCGCTACCGTAAGAGCGTACAGGGAAGGTCGGCACGGCACCGAAATATGGGCGAACAGAGCCGCATTTTCGGAAGCCACCGACCTTTTCCGTTTCCGCTCTATACCCGGTGTCACCGTTACGACTGCAATGCTTATTGTTTGTGGAGACGGACGATTTGAAATTACTTCGGTGGAGGATGTTAAAGGTCGTGGAATGTACATTGAAGTGCTCGCCAAGGAGGTGAAGCCCAGTGGCTAAAGTAACTATGAAAATGCCGGAGGACTTTCTCCTAAAGGTTTCACGGCTGAACGATAAAACGGATGAAATTATCCCTCGTGTGCTTAAGGCTGGCGGGGAGGTTGTGCTTGATAAGGTAAAGTCTAATCTGGGTTCAGCAGTTGGTCGTGACACAAAGTATCCTTCGCGTTCCACCGGTCAACTTTCAGCGGCATTGGGACTTTCGCCCGCCCTACAAGACAGGGATGGCAACCACAACGTTAAAGTCGGCTTTTCTGAACCGCGCAGAGATGGAGGCAGCAATGCCAAGATAGCCAATATCATCGAATACGGAAAATCGGGTCAACCGGCAAAACCATTCTTAAAGCCAGCGAGAACCACCAGTAGAAAGCCCTGTATTGAAGCGATGAAAGCAAAGCTGGATGAGGAGGTAAACAAGATATGAGTCTACTTTCGGGTTTAAACGAAGTCCTGATACCGCTGGGTATCCCTATTGAAACAGGCGTATTCAGTGGTGTGCCTCCTGACGAATATCTGGTCTTTATCCCTCTGACTGATTTGTTTGAAGCGCATGCGGATAACCGACCAGGCTTTGATGTGCAGGAGGTGCGGATATCGCTGTTTTCAAAAGGAAATTACCAACAACGGAAAAGGCAGATCACTACGACTTTACTGAATGCAGATATTACTGTGACTGAACGACGGTACATCGGACACGAGGACGATACCGGCTATCATCATTACGCCATTGATGTGGCAAAATCATACGAAACGGAGGAATAAAACATGGCAACTATCGGTCTTGACAAACTGTACTATTCAAAAATAACCGAGGATTCTAATGGCGAAGAGACCTATGCTACGCCGCTTGTCCTCGCTAAAGCCATCACCGCTGAACTCTCGGTAGAACTGGTGGAGGCAATTCTGTACGCTGATGACGGTGCAGCAGAAGTTGTAAAGGACTTCAACAGCGGAACGCTCACCCTGGGTGTTGACGACATCGGGCCCACGGCGGCGGCAGATCTGACCGGCTCGTCCACCGATGACAACGGCGTGCTGATCTCCGCCAGCGAAAATGTAAGCACCCCCGTTGCGGTAGGCTTTCGTGCTCAGAAGGCCAACGGCACATATCGCTACTTTTGGCTCTATCGCGTGAAGTTCGGTCTGCCCGCAACAAACCTGCAGACAAAAGCGGATTCCATCACTTTCTCTACGCCGACCATTGAAGGAACGGTTATGCGCCGTAACAAACTCGATGGCATGGGTAAGCACCCATGGAAAGCGGAGGTCACTGAAGGTGACGCAGGCGTTTCATCCGGTACTATCACCGGTTGGTTCACTGAAGTTTATGAGCCGGTCTACACGCCGGAGCCGTAAGGAGGATTGAACTATGGATAATGAAAGAAGCGCCGCTATCAAAATCGGCGACAAAGAGTATGAACTGGTTCTGACCACACGTGCGACAAAGGCCATTGCTGGTCGATATGGCGGGCTTGAAAATCTCGGGGAAAAACTGATGAAATCAGAGAACTTCGAAATGGCGCTGGACGAGATTGTTTGGTTAATCACGCTGCTTGCAAATCAGTCAATCTTGATTCGCAACCTTAAGAATAAGAACGCACCGGAGGAATTGCTTACAGAGGAAGAAGTGGAGCTTCTTACCTCACCGCTTGACTTGGCGGCATATAAAAATGCAATCACCGAAGCGATGTTCAAAGGCACAAAGCGCGACGTTGAAAGTGAGGAAGAAAGCGTCTCCAAGGGAGCCGCATCAAAAAACGTGGAAGTCGGGTAACGGACGCTGAAGTCTTTACCCGGCTTCTTTATTATGGAACTGTTCAGATGGGTATGGATGCAGAGGAATTCTGGCTCATGCCCATCGGACTGTTTTTTGATTTATGGGCTTGTCACAAACAATGGCATGGCATTGAAAAGCCGAAGAAAACCCGGACAATTGACGATATTATCCCACCGGGTATATAGGAGGAGGTGAAGGCATGGCAGACAATTTTGGCTTAAAAATAGGCATTGAGGGCGAACGCGAGTTTAAGAACGCCCTTCGCGACATCAACCAGTCTTTTAAGGTGCTGGGTAGTGAAATGACGCTTGTCACCAGCCAGTTTGACAAAAACGATAAGTCTGTGCAAGCAGTCACCGCCCGAAACGCTACGCTGAATAAAGAAATCGATGCACAGAAAGATAAGATTTCCACCCTTAAGGCTGCACTTGATAATGCCTCCTCCTCTTTCGGTGAAAATGATCGCCGTACTCAGAACTGGCAGATTCAGCTGAACAAGGCTCAGGCAGAACTCAACGGTATGGAGCGTGAACTTGAACAGTCCACAATCGAAGCGGATAATCTCGGCGATGAATTGGACGATTCAGGTAAAAGTGCGGAAGATGCCGGCGGCAAGTTTGACAAGCTTGGCGGCATACTCACGGGTATCGGTGTGGCGATGGGTGCTGTTGCCGTCGCTGCCGGTGCTGCCGCTATAAAGTTAGGCAAAGAAGTCGTACAGCAATTCGGCGAGTTGGAACAGAATCTCGGCGGCTCGGAGGCGGTTTTCGGTGCATACGCTGCGTCGATTCAGAAAACCGGCGAGGAAGCCTATAAAAACCTCGGCGTCTCTCAAAGTGATTATCTTTCTACAGCCAATAAAATGGGTGCGTTGTTCCAAGGCTCCGGCATACAGCAACAAAAAAGCCTTGAGCTAACCGAAAAAGCCATGCAGCGGGCGGCGGATATGGCTTCTGTTATGGGCGTTGATATGCAAATGGCACTGGACTCGGTGGCGGGCGCAGCAAAAGGCAACTTCACCATGATGGATAACCTCGGTGTCGCTATGAACGCTACTAACATCCAAGCCTACGCTCTCGCAAAGGGTCTGGATTTTACTTGGAATACAGCCACACAAGCTGAAAAAGCTGAAGTTGCCATGCAGATGTTTTTCGAGAACACAGAGCAGTATGCGGGGAACTTTGCGCGCGAATCAACTCAGACAATAACCGGCTCTATTGGCATGTTACAAGCCGCTCTTGGCTCTTTCACAGGCGGACTCGGTAATGCCAACGCCGACATGACCAACCTGACAGAAAACCTCGTGGATGCTTTCCGTGCGGTTGTCGCAAACATCGTTCCTGTTTTGGAAAACATCGTAACCGCACTCCCGCCTGCGTTCGATGCGATATTAACTGCGGTGGGCGACCTGCTTCCTATGTTGCTCGAAACTGTCACGAGCCTGTTCACGCAGGTGCTTGAGACGCTTCTTAATCTCTTGCCCGAATTGATCCCAGCAGCAGTGGATGCCGTCATGACGATAGTCGGAGCGTTGATTGACAGCCTGCCACTTCTCATCGACGCAGCGGTGCAACTGGTTACGGCGTTGGTACAAGGCATAGGAAATGCGCTGCCTAAACTGATCCCGGCGGCGCTTACCGCAATCATGACGATTGTCCAAGGTTTGATTGAGAACCTGCCAATGCTACTGGATGCAGCACTTCAACTCATCCTGGGGCTTGCTCAAGGTCTGCTTGACGCAATCCCACAGTTAGTTGCCGCACTGCCTGAAATCATTATCGCCATTGTGGACTTTATCATTGACGCGATTCCCCAGATTATCGATGCAGGTATTCAGCTTTTGGTGTCTCTTGTGCAGGCTCTGCCTGAGATCATCGACACTATCGTTGAGGCCATACCACAAATTATTGATGGTCTGTTGACAGCAATTCTCGGCTCGATTCCCCAGTTGGTGCAGGCGGGAATTGATCTCTTAGTGGCTCTGATTCAGAATCTGCCACTCATAATCAATACAATCGTGGCGGCGATTCCGGAGATTATAACATCACTGGTGAATGCCATTGTAGGCAACATCGATAAGATCATTTTAGCGGGTGTTCAGCTGTTTGTGGCTCTTATTGCAAACCTACCCAGTATTATTATCGAGGTAGTTAAGGCTGTACCGCAGATTATAGCAGGATTGGTAACCGCCATTATTGAAAGCGTACCCAAACTGGCTCAAGCCGGACTCGATCTGATTAAAGGCTTATGGCAGGGTATTTCGGATGCCGGAGCATGGCTCTGGGATAAAATCTCCGGCTTCTTCGGGAATGTGGTATCGAAGATTAAGAACTTCTTCGGTATCAAATCCCCCTCAGCTCTGTTTGCCGGAATTGGCCACAACATGGGCGAAGGAATCGGTGTAGGTTTTGAGGATGCAATGGCAGCAGTTTCAAGAGATATGCAAAATGCTGTACCCACAAACTTCGATTTGAATTACAAAGGTTCATCCGGGCAGGGCAGTGCTGCCGGTGCAAGCATCACGCAAAATCTCTCAGTGGTGACACCAAAGGCTCTATCAGAAAAAGAACTGGCACGGGAGTTCAAAAACCTATCCCGCAAGCTGGCACTTGAATATTAAAGGAGGTCTGACTGTGGAACTTATATATATTAATGCGGATGGCAGGAGCATCACGCTCAAACAAAGCCGCCCGTATTTTCTTACCAAGATAGACGGCACAGGCAACATACGTCAGACTGTTAATACTTTCAAGGCACCGGATCAGGACGGTGCTTTTTATATATCCTCCACATTGGATATGCGCAATATCATACTGGAGGGTACGGTTGTAGCAAATACACCTGACGAGGCCTATGCACGGAGACAGCTTTTCCTTAAAATATTTAGCCCTAAGCTAAATGGAACGCTCGTCTACCGTGATAGGCAAATTGCCTGCGTTGTGGAGGAAGCAGGTTTTTCAGTATCCACCAGGCAGCGGATACCTAACTTTTTTGTCAGTCTCCTTTGCCCATCTCCCTTTTTCGAGACGCTGGATGAAGTGCGTGAGGAACTGGCATCATGGATACCGTTATTTGAGTTTGAACTGGAGATACCTGAAAGCGGCATGGAATTTGGAATGCGCCAACCCAGCCAGATCATCACGGTAGACAACATCGGCGATGTTTCTTGTGGCTGCGAGATCGTATTTCAG